TTATGCATTACAGTTTTATAATCATCAATCGCTTCATTCCTAGCAAGAATAATATTCTCGACGCTGTCGATAACTGATACTCCGTGCACTTGGTCTGCTATTCTATTCCGTGCAAGATGAAATATCTCCTCGGGTTTAAATTCTTCGTCTTTTTCTGTCTTTGTAGTTGCTACCTTGTATTTTATTAGCATTCCTTTCTTATCTGTTACTATCTTAACTTTTCCCGGATTCAAACATTTAAGATTAATTAGGTTTCCTTCATCATCCCGAATAATCTCTGCGAATGAATCTCCCCCTATGTAATATGTTCTAATCATATTCTCTAGGATTGTGTTGAATGTGTCCATTCCATTTCCTTTGATTGTATCTAAAAGCATTTCTGTTACTTCGTCCGCCTTAAATCCCTTCCCGATAGTCCATGTTGATTTTGCGTTGATTGTTGCGTTCAGTTCTGCAATCTGTGTGAAATATCCGTATTGTTGTCTCCACTTTACATTCTGCCATTCAGTTTCTTTTTGTGATGTAGTTCCGTCTGTGTCCGCAGTATCTACCGAGAAGTCATCAATTACATTATCGCTGCTTCCTGCCGTCATTGAATCTACTTTTGAATCTCCCATTATAAGTCTAGTGTAATCCTCAAGTCTTTAATTCCCATTTGCTCTTTCCACACTCCGACTGCGAAGTTGTTTTGTATCATCTCCTCACCAATATCAAAACCTTTATGCATTACTCGTCCAAGAAGTCGCCCATATTTCCCAACTCTTTTCTTATCTAAAATAATCTCTACTTCTGCTCCTAGTATTAGGTTTGCTAAAAAGTCTCTCCCTGCATGACCGCCCTCACTTAATTCCTTTGCCATAATGTTTGAGAATCGTATTGGGAAACTGAAGTCTCTAAAAGGGACACTTACCCTTATTGTATCTCCGTCGTGGACTTTCTCCACTTTCGCCCAAAAATCCTCTGCAATCTGTTGGTGCGGGCTGTCGAAGTAATAGAGATTCATCTGGTTGTTCGTTAGTTCTGGGAATCTCACGAAATCATGTGCCATTATTTTTCTAGCGCCTTTACTCTCTCTGTAAGGTCTTTTATTTTTGTAGTTAGTATTTCATTATTATTAACTCTTTCATCTTTTTCTTCTTTTGTTTCTAATTCCATTATCGAACCCTCATGACAAATTTATTTCTCGGTGTGTAAGTAATTTTTGCCCCATAGATTATGTCCCCAGCGTCCAGTTGGTCTGCCATTATATGATATTGTCTTGTTGTATTATCGATTATTGGGGTTGTTATCGTCGTCGTTTCTGAGTTTAGTGTTCCATCTGCGTGCTCTATCAGTGTTGTATTATTAACTAATAGACTGCTTCTAAGTAAGAAACCCTCTGTCGATACGTTTGCATATACTATTACCGCCGTTACTGTTGCTCCGTGTGGCAGTTGTACTTGACCCATTGGAGTTATCGCCGACCCGTGTAATATTAAACTTCCTGTTGTCCCATTGTAAGCAACGTCGTCTACATCCGGTTCGTCTGCACTAAAACCTATTCCGCTTATACTTAAATATTGAGTGTTTAGGTTTGGGAGTGTTTGTCCGTTGATTGGGGAGAGAGAATCTACTATTGTGTCTCCATTACATAATAAGAATCCCGCTGGTAGACTTGGAGTCCCTGGTATTGAATCATCCCACTCTACAACTCCACTTATAGGTATATCTCCAATACTTCTACTTTCTTTTTCTACTAATGTTGTTCCTGTAATTAACTGGTCTGCCATTATTTGATGAACGTTACTGTCTCCTGTGATTTAAGTAAGCCTATGCAATGAACGAACCTCGCCCAGTTCGTATTCATAATATTCTCTTGCTCCCTCTGTGAACCATAACCTTTTGCGTCAAACATCGCCCCATAGAATCCAGCATAACAAGAGACTGTTTCTGATAATAAATATTTCTTCCCTGCGTCTAGGGCTGTGAAAGCTGTTGCGTCTGCCGCGAATACTTGTCGGCATAAGTCGTTAATAAAACTCTGACATTGTAAACATAACTCATTTATTCTATCTTCATCAACATTCGTAGAATCATAACCATTCCCCATCTTGAAGATACATTCCGCTGATGTCGCGTATATTCCTGTATGTGCCATTAAAAAAGTAATACCCTTATATTTATAATTGTTTGTATTATGAATAGATTTAGTTTGAAATTCATAAAGCTCCTAAAAATCTTCTCATTTCTTAATAAATCATCTTCTCTCCCAAATCCGAAGCAAATTGAATCTAACAAAAAGCCATTATATTTAATCCTTTGCATTTTACTAACCATGTCGCTCTTTTTAATGCTTCTACTATATGGTCGTATTTACCATGAATTTTAATGTTTTTAGTGTCTTTCTCGACGACATATTGGATTGAAGTTAAACCCCTTATGAGTTCATCGTTCTTTGATGAGAATTTGATAAGTCCTTGTTCCATCATAATCTTTAGATTGCTATACATTTCAATACCTTGTAATTGCTTAGTCCGTCCTTCCGCGTCAATCTCTCTTTTAGCGTTATTTAGTCCTACTGCCTTCCGTTTGAGGGAGTTGTGTGTAAGCATATAGTCTAGGATTGGAGAACCTAACCCCCCATCATCTACTCCTATCTTCTTGTAATTAAACTGTTCGTTTAGGCGAATAACTTTATTAACTGTTTCCCATGCCCTTTGGTCTTCTGTTGTTTCTGTTAAAAATACATAACTCACTTTTCCGAGATTCTCTACCGATGTAAATGCGTTAGGGTCTCCCCCATGCCCCGCGAAGTCCACACCCAAGAAGTTCCTCGCATTTGATAATCTATCCTCACTAAAACACTCCTCTATTAGTTCCCTACTAAAGAATTGTTGTAATGAATCTAAAAACTCTGCTTCATACTCTTGGCAATACTCCAATTTTGTCATCCTCTTACTCTCCTGCGCCAAAAATTCATCCGTAATTCTAGGGCAATCCTTAGACATTATATGGATTTTATGAAAGTCGTCAGATTGGAAACAATCATAGAAGAAGCCTTCATTGCCACGCGGAGTAGAAAGTAAATCCAAAGTCCCACCAGTAGTAGCCAACATAGGACGAATAGCCACAAAGACAGCGTCTGGGATGTAATGAGCTTCATCAGCAACCAATTTATCAACAGTAAAGCCCCTAAGTCCATAACCAGTTTGACCTGCGGGTTCCGCCATAATTTTACTACCATTTTTTAATTCTATTTTATGAAATGTAGGTCTCCCTTTAATTTGATTCTTAGCGAGTCCCATGATTTGCGCCTTAACCTTCTCGAGTAACTCGACGGATTGCCTATCAACGGACGCAATAATGAGAGTGGAGGTCTTTGGGTTAAGAAGGGCGAATAACGCAACTCTAAGAGATTCCGCAAAACTCTTTCCCGATTGCCTTCCCGCTCTGACAACTGTGTTCCCTTTATGTTGTATGTATTCTTTTTGCCAATCATCGAGTTTTATCTCCAGTATTTTCTCTGCATAATCTACCGCATTGGGGGCATTCCATAAGTGCTCCGTCTCCTTCTTTAAGGGTGAGGACTTTTGTAATTTCTTGATGTATTCTCCAGTTGTCTTTAATGAGGTTTTCGAGGAGTTGGATTTTTTCTTCATTTTTCATCTAAAAATTCCTTCTTTAATTGTCTTTTGTTCATTGGTGCGTGTTTATCCCCATATAGAAAATCTTTAATACATTCAGATTTCCCTTTCAAAAATAATATCATATATTCCGCAAATAAATCTTTCCACTCATTTATTAGATGTTTGTGGTGTTTTTGAATTATTGCTTTAAATACGATTTTTTGTGTATCTTCAACTCTTTTCATAACATCTTCCCATCCCTTAGATTGAATCCTTAGATGGAAAGGCATTTTTTCTATTTTCTGAATTTCCAACATTCTCTCTCTAGCTAAATCATCCCTTTTCTCTAAATCTTTCATTCTATTATTCATATCTTCAATTCTTCCCATTTCTCAACTCCTCTATTTTCTTTTCTGTTTGTTTTTTTAATTTTGCAATTTTAATCTCTGCTTTTAATTGTTCTTTATTCATTTGCATAACATCATCTCTATCAAAATATTCTCTTAGAATTTTATTAATCAATTCTGACCTGTTTCCTTTTTCTGATAGTTTTTTAACTAAATCTTCCTCGATTGTGAATGTTCTTGCGATTCTCATACATATTATCTAAATATGTATACTATTTAAATGTATCTAATTTAGCTTAGCTTAGCTCCCGACAGCTAATTTAACTTAGGGGAAAAAACATACATACATACATACATACATATGTATGATTATTTATTATTATAATTCCTAAAAGTTTCATGTGCTCCATAGGAAATATAATATTTTCTCTTGGGACCTACATA